TTCAAGCAGAACACATTACTAGAATTATTAATAGTCTAGATGGTACTGCTACTACCGATATCATAGCAACAGGCTCGTTTACGGGGTCATTTACTGGAAATGGTAGTAGCTTAACTGGTGTTATTGGTGAGTGGGATGGCACTTTGAATGGGAATGCACAAATTACCGGATCATTAACAGTAACAGGTGCTGGTTCGGTGGTAGATTTCACGGCAGCAACTGCAATCAGCGAATCGGCTGTTAATATTACAACTAGCTTGAGAGTTCCTGGTAGTTTTAATACTGATTATTTTCTTGCAGAAAGCGGATCATATAATCTAGAAAGTATGATCAATTCAGGCGGTACTGTTGATATAGATTTAAAACATGCAGCTCCATTATTTATTACACTTCCAGCTCCGGCGCAATATGTTGGATCTCAATATACATTTACATTTCAGAGAAATACTCCAAATGCCAGTGCATATGTTCGTTTTGGCGAAGCAACTACAAGACTAGCAGCAACTGTTGTTGATGTTACCGGAAATTCGTTTATGACAAAAGCAACAACTATAGTTTCATCATCACTAGGAACGCCAACCCCAGAAACAAGAATAGATCTTATTGCAGGAAAGACTTTTTGGCATATGAACATAGTAACGGAAAATGGCAACAATTGGTACTCTGCTTAACAAGGATAAAATATGATACGAGAAGATTACAACGAACACGAAGGCAAAATGGCAAAACAGGATGCAATGGAATGTGCAGACGATGCTCAAGCAGTTGCTAATATGATTCACGAAACGGATGATTTGCCAGAATGGGTAGAAGCTAAAATAACATTGGCTGCTGAATATATGAACACAGTAAAAGATTGGTTAACATATAATAAAGCTGGTGATGCCCGGTCTGCCATGAAAATGCAATTAAAGGCATTGATGCCAGAACGCATAGAAAAGATAGATGATAAATGGGTTGTATATCCTAGCAAAGGCGGAAATAGATTAGGTACCCACGACACTAAAAAATCAGCTTTAAAACAGTTAGCCGCAATCGAAATAAATAAAGGTAAACGATGAATTTATTAAAATACTTGCTAGTAGAACAACGTACGGGTTGCCCGATTGCAACTCAAGATATGAATGTTAATCTCAAGAATCGAAAAAACGCAATCAATGAATACATGTATGGACCATTGGATCCAAATCAGCCAAATAAAGAATATTGGCAAAAAATTGCATTAGAATGGAATTTGGACGATATCGAACAAGCAAAGAGTGCTAGATGCGGTAACTGTGCTGCATTTGATATTACAGATAAAATGCAATCATGTATTGCCAAAGGTATAGGTTCTGAACCAGGTAGCGACGCCATGGATACTATTAATGCAGGAACATTAGGATACTGTAAATTTTTGAAATTTAAATGTGCTGCAAAAAGAACATGTAGTGCATGGGTCGAAGGCGGTCCGATTAAATCTAAATCATAAAATGCCAAATAAAATACAAAATATAATTAACGAAGATTTGCGAGATTGGTTGGGCACTGGCGACAAAGGTGGTGTTGGCGGCGGAGGATGGGATCGCTACAATTCACAAGGTGATCGAGTCGGAAAATGCGGAGATGCCAAAGACGGAGATCCATATTCTGCTTGTTTGTCTAAAGAAAAAGCAGAAAAGCTAGGTAAAGATGGCAGAGCTAAATTCGTACGAAGAAAACGAGCCGCACAGAAAAAAGGTGGCGATGCAGCAAAAGGCGGAGAACAAAAAAAAGGTCAAAAGCCAATTCGGGTAAAAACGGAACTCGCAGAAAAATTAAATTTATTTCTGGAAAAGAATGTTCCAAATGATCCTAATAAATGGTCGTATGCAAAGAGCCAAGCAAAAAAGAAGTATGATGTATATCCCTCAGCATACGCAAATGCATGGGCTTCAAAAAAATATAAAGAACTTGGTGGAACATGGAGAACAGCAAAATGATAACACTTAAACGCATATTAACAGAATCAAAACAACTAGAATTTAAACGGTTGCCATTAACATATGGATTAACAGATCTGTCTCCTATTATAGATGCAGAAACCATGCAAGAACATTATACAAAACATTATAAAGGCTATACTGATAAATTTAATTCAGCTTGTACAGAATTTAATTATACTTCCGATAAACATGGTTTATTAGAGCGAGCCATTGATATTTGTAAAAAATATTATAAAAAAGATGTTATTAGAAATAACGGCGGTGGATATATAAACCATTTGTTGTATTTTGAAAATATGACACCTAATTATAAACCACCTAGTTCAAAATTAAAGGCAATGCTAGATGATGCTTTCGGAAGTATTTCTAAATTTAAAGAACAGTTTAAACAAGCTGGACTAGATAGATTTGGTTCGGGTTGGGTTTGGTTGTGTGTAAATAATGGTAAATTGGAAATATCTACAACATCAAATCAAGACAATCCATATTTTGATAGTAGTATATCAGGAACACCGATATTGGCAATGGATGTTTGGGAGCATGCATATTATTTAAAACATCAAAGCAACCGGGCTTCATATATCAACGATTTTTTTAGAGTTATTGATTGGCAGGTAGTTGAAACGAGAATATAGAAAAAAATTATGATACGTTTAAAACCATTACTAACAGAAACCGTTAAAGATGCATCTTTTATCGACCGGTTAAAGAAATATGAAAACAGTAAAGGAAATCCGAGCGGGGGATGGGATCCATCAAAGCAAAAATGGTTTCCACATGGAAGCCCAGAAGGTGGCACTAAAACTATTGCATATGGTCATAAATTACAGTCAAATTCTGAATATCCAAACGGAATTACAGATACAGACGCGTCCAAACTTCTAGAACGCGATATTGACAATGCAATTACCAAAATAAAAAATGCATTAAAGATTACTAATTTTGATTCGCTTCCGTCATATGTACAGCAAGCGCTTGTTAACGCAACTTTCCGGGGTGAATTAAAATATGGACACACGGCAGTTGGATATATGAGAAACCGCCAATGGGATAAAGTAGCAAATGAATATTTAGATAATGATAATTACAGATCTGGATCTGATGGACTTAGGGCCCGAATGGAATGGAATGCAAATCAATTTCGCAAATATGGTGAAGAACAATCATTATCACAACTAATTCAACTTAAAAATACAGATGTGCAGATAGTTAAGCCAATAGTAAACCCTGGCCAGCAAATAACTATTCGAATAGTAAACCCATCGTTAAAACAAGTAGATGCGGATTTTAAAGTTGTCGTAGCTCAAATATACAGTAATACCGGGGAGTTAATAAAAAAACATCGATGGGAAGATATTGAACAAGGAATCCTTCAATTCAATGCCCCAGCAGAAGCTGGTAACTATATTATAAAATTGAATCGATCGGCAACCGTACCAGTGCGAGTTGCTGACTAAATATTTGGAATTTATTATTTATTTATTTATAATAAGTATATGAATGATAGTAATCAATTAGACCGATTAATAAAAATATCAATGTTGTTTCTTGAATCTTTTAATGATACTCATTCTAAACAACAAGTATTAGATTTATTTCCAAAATATTGGAATCTAGAAAAATGCAATGTGGTTTTAGATAATCTACTAGCATATTGCATACAGTCAGAAAACGAGTTTTGGGAACAAGCAGCTGTTATAAGAAATGTCAAAGAAAAAATTAACTCATAGAGGAACATACCAATTAATAATATTTAATGATGATCATCATACATTCGATGAAATTATTAATTTATTGATAAGTTATGCTGGCCATTTGCCGACACAGGCTCTACAATGCGCTAGTATAATTCACAATACTGGTAAATATCCGGTAGTAGAAGATAAATATGATGTTTGTTATGACACATACCAATGTTTACTAGAATATAATATAGTTATGGAAATTATAAAAAAACGTAAATATGATGCTAATTCACACAGTTAAAAAACAATTATTAAGTATGCGTATTGCAGTACTACATGCTACATATCATCGCAATTTAAAAAAAGCAACTCTCGCTAAAATGAAAAAAAATCTAGTCGACTTTCAAAAATATATTTATAAGTCAGAAGATGCATGGCGAAAAATGGTAAGATTGATAACAAAACAAAATTTATATAAATAAAAAATAAAACAATGGGTAAAAAAGATGCATATTCGGGAATGGCACCAAAAGACATTTCTACATTAGCAATGGATCGATTCATTCGACGAAATGAACAAAAAAATCAATATACACAAACATTACCGGCTAGAAGAAAAGATGATAGTATACCAATTCATATGTGGCCGTTAAAAGATCAATTGCAATACTGGGAAAATAGATCAGACCAAGACCGATTCCATGAAAAATATATGTCGTATAGTCTCTGGCATGATGAAGTAAAGCGTATATCTGGTGTGTATCCGGCAACTTTTTTAGATTATACTTCTAAACTCAAAACGGAAATTCGTGCAATGTATGATCAATGTATGAACCCCAAATTAGCAGTATTAGAACTAAGAAAACATGGTGTATACTAATGGCTGATAAAAAGGAATATTCTTATATTTATGGCATCGGTCGTAGTTCGTTAAATTTAAGTGAATCTGATATTAGATATGCCATAGAAAATACAAAATCTAATGCAGAGGCTGCTAGATTTCTTAAGGTGTCATTTACGTCGTATAAGAAATATGCTAAAATGTATATCGATCATGGTACCGGTAACACATTGTATGATTTACACACTAACCAAGCCGGTAAAGGAATTAATAAGGAGACACCGAATGCAACATCTGGTAGATATTCTATAGAAAAAATATTAGCCGGAGAACATCCTAATTATCCTGTGTGGAAAATACGAAATCGCGTATTGGCACTAGGAATTATGCCAGAAGAATGTAGTAGTTGCGGATATTCAGAAAGGCGTATAACAGATGACACGGTGCCACTTCTATTAGATCATATTGATGGAGATAAAACCAATCATTGTGTAGAAAATTTACATATGCTTTGTTTGAATTGTTATTATCAACAAGCTGGCAATCCGTTCAACGAGCAAAAGGAACAGTACTGGAATTATAATAATTTATCCTGATATATATTAGTATATGATTTATCTCAAAAAATTAGTAACAGAAGGTCGATATGATTCATTAACAGGCGCACTGTCTAAAACATTGTTACAGACAATAAAAAACAGTTATACAGCTATTAATAGCCCAGATGGAAAATTTGCTGGAATTAAGATATATTTTAAAAAAGGCGAAACAGTACCGGAAATTACAGCATCTAATTTCAAAGAAATATATTTTCAAGAAGTAGAAAATACTGATATTCCTATAGAATTTTATTTATCACTTAAAGTTCAGTGGATTCAAGGATTTGCTGATCTTCGAAAAGGTGGTGATGCTTGGAATGATAGCTGGGAAGAAATTCCAGATGATGGCTCTGACCTACCATTGGTTGAAATCCGATTTGAAATTGATCCATCGGAATACCCTGCCGTATTAAGTGAAATAGCAATGGACCTTCGTGACACTCTTCGACACGAAATAGAACATCTTACTCAAAGCGGTCCGAATTTGATATCAGGTAAATTTATCCCATCAGATTCGGAATTGAGATCTAAAATAGAAACTGGCGAATTGCCGGCAAAAGAATACTTTATGTTGCCAAAAGAGGTAGATGCAAATATTCAAGGATTATATTTTTCTGCTAAAAAACGAAGAGTTGCATTTAAACAAGTAGTTGATGAATATCTAAATTTATTTGTTATAGACAATACAATCAGTAAAGAAGATAAACAAGAAATAGTTAATACGTGGCGGAGACGATTGCCAGCTCTTGGAATCAAACAGGAATTATAAATGGAAGAAATAACTCTTTGCACTACATGTGCTATAGCACTAGTAAAAGATATTAATGAAGGTAAATTGACTTTAACAGAAGCAAAATACCAGGGAAGAAAAGTTACGCTGAACAAACCAATGCGTACTGGTACTAATGAACCTAAAAAATTCAAAGTGTATGTTAAAGACCCGACAACTGGGAATGTTAAAATGGTTCGATTTGGTCATCAAGGCGGTGGAGTCAATCCAGATAAAAAAACAATGCGAATAAAAAAGTCAAACCCTGCGCGACGAAAGTCATTTAGAGCAAGACATAACTGTGATAATCCGGGATCTAAAACTAAAGCAAGATACTGGTCATGTAAAATGTGGTAACAAAACTACAGTTTTATTTGTATTTTAACATAAATTTTATTATTTTACTAAAAAAAGTATTATTATGTCTATATCCAATGAAGAATACTATGAAGAGTTATTATATAACGCACATCATCTAGGAATTCATGATCATGTGTTACAATTGGCTAGTTCAATTAGAACAAACAATGAATCGCTAGATCTAGTAGATGCGTACGCTACTGCATTTCATCGACTAACCGAGTATGAATACCCTAAATTTGAAAATAACGAACACCATACGCATTAATTAATATTGTTGGATACTTGATATACAAAAACAATTTGTTGTTGTAAACCGACGATAATAAAGAAATACAAACAACATACAATCAAACGAGGTGTAATACGAAAAGACCAATTGGATGCTGGTTACTTTGATATGGATTTTTGTGAAACGTATTATAGAATCAAAAAAGAAGTATTCGCATACAAAAAAACATAAGAATTGTTTCTTGGATTAACGCAAAACAATTCTTATACTCATTATGAATTTAAATTAGTAGTTATGAAAAATGATGAAATTGTTATCGGAAAACCTAAACAAAACACCGCGATAACAGAAAGAAAACAATTTAACGGCCGAACCATACTAATGCCAGTGTATGTGTCAAATCATATTACTGATGAAATGATTGACTTATTTTTATCTAGCGGCCAATCAATGACAGTTAATGCCGGTCGTATATCGGAACAGGTAGTACTACCATATCTCGAAAAACATTTTGATAATAAAGGAAAAGTAGTAGATGCGGATGGGTATGATCACTTATTCGAAAGTGGTATTCGTAATGAGCATAAAAAGTTAGTAATACGTAAAACTTCCGCTAGCGCCAAAAATATAGGAAAAAACAAGCAAGGCAAATGTGATACAATTTCATTTCACCATGCAGGAGTTAACTCAATATTTGTTATTGATTCTAATACATTTTATAAACATGTTATACTAAATTATGACATCACCAGCAACTGTTGGGATGTAAATTTTTATACAGATATGAAGCTCCAGGGCAAAGGAAAGCGTATAGGATGTAATGCATGGAAAAACACAGAAATGTTATTAAATTTTGCAACTAAATTAGAATTATAAATACTTATTAATAATTTTACTAGTAAAAATACAGCAGCAAATTTGGTTGTTTGCTGTATTTTTACTATTATTTAAATAAATAAAAACTAAAAGGATAAACAAGTTATGGCAAAACAAATTGATTTTAAATCAGATGCTAGAAGAAAATTAAAGAGTGGAATTGATCAATTAGCAGCGGCGGTTAGTTGCACATTAGGACCAAAAGGCCGAAACGTTGTATTAGAACGCCCACATGGTGCACCGTACATTACAAAAGATGGCGTATCGGTTGCAAAAGAAATTGTGTTAGAGGATCCTGTAGAAAATGCCGGGGCTCAAATGCTTAAAGAAGTTGCTTCAAAAACAGCGGATATTGCTGGCGATGGAACAACAACAGCAACCGTATTAGCTCGAGCTATTGTGCATGAGGGAATTAAAAGAATCGAAGCTGGCGCAAATCCAATTGAGGTTAAACGAGGAATTGATAAAGCAGTTAAGTTAGTAGTAGACCGGTTGAAATCTAAATCGATAATCATTAGTTCGAATAGTGATCAAATTAAGCAGGTAGCTACTATATCAGCAAACAATGATAGCGTCATTGGCGAGCTTATCGCCGCAGCAATTAAAGTAGTTGGTAACGACGGCGTAATTACAGTAGAAGAAGCAAAAGGCACAGAAACTGAAGTTAAGACTGTTGATGGTATGCAATTTGACCGCGGGTATTTATCACCATATTTTGTTACTAACACCGAAAAGATGCGAACCGACATGGATAATCCATTAATTTTATTGGTAGATAAAAAGATTTCCAGCATGAAGGAAATTCTTCATATACTCGAGCCGGTAGCGCAATCAGGTAAGCCTTTATTAATTATTGCTGAGGATGTTGATGGAGAAGCATTATCCACACTAGTCGTTAATAAAATTAGGGGATCATTAAACATTGCATGTGTCAAAGCACCTGGATTTGGTGATAGTAGAAAAGCAATGCTAGAAGATATTGCTTTACTAACTGGTGCTACTGTGGTATCCGAAGAGCGGGGCGTTACTATGGATTCGATTAATATGGATTCATTAGGCACTGCAGATAAAGTAGAAATTGGCAAGGAAAAAACAACTATAATTGGCGGAGCTGGGTCTACTGCCGCAATTGAATCTAGAATCAGTCAAATTAGAGCCGAGATTGAATCAACCAGTTCAGACTATGAAAAAGAAAAATTGCAAGAGCGACTAGCTAAATTAGCCGGCGGAGTTGCTGTACTTTATGTAGGTGCTGCGACGGAAGTTGAAATGCGAGAAAAGAAAGACCGGGTCGATGATGCGTTGTCAGCTACGAGAGCAGCGTTAGAAGAAGGAATTGTTCCAGGCGGCGGAGTAGCATTAATTCAATCAGAAACAGCGCTTGATGGTATATCTGGGGAGAACGAAGATCAGAATATGGGGATTGATATTATACGAAGAGCATTATCTGCTCCATTGATGCAAATTGTTGAAAATGGTGGTGGCAACCCTATGTTAATTGCTCATTTCGTACGACAAGGCACCGGATATGATGCTAGAACTGGAGAACATGGTGATATGATTGAAATGGGTATTATTGACCCAACTAAAGTTACAAGAACCGCATTAGAAAATGCAGCTTCGGTAGCATCAATGATTCTCACTACGGAATGTGTTGTAACACAAATCAAATCAGATGATGCTGGTAATATGCCAATGGTACCTGGTATGATGTAATTAATAATTCATTTTGGCTCTTAACATAACTTCGATGGGGGTTCATATGTTAAGAGCCAAAAAAAACTATAAAAAAATATGGCAATAACAATAATTGATATTGATGATTTCAATGGTGAGATCGTACGAGATAATACGACATATACTATACAAGACAACAATTTATTGCAAAATTTAACATTATCAAAAACTAGCCTGTGCGGAGGTAAATTTACAGCAGGACATAGTCACAAAGGATTGGATGAAGTATATTATTTTATTAAAGGAAACGGCATCATGCGAATCGATGATGAATATACTATAGTTGAACCGGGCAAGATTATCTTAGTACCTGGAGGCGCATTCCATCAAGTAATTAATTCAGATGATTCTCACCGATTGGATTTTATTTGTGTATTTCAAAAATATGATCGAAACGATTCATCAGCAACATATATTACTACATGATTATTCCTACAAACATATTTGTTAACAATGATACTGCGTATATTGTAATAGAAACACAGCCTGTTAGTAAATTCTGTGAATCTGGATCTGCAGAGCCAAGCCTGGATATTGTAAAATGTTATCGGGATTGGTGTTCTGCAGATCATGTTTTAAAACAGAATGATCGGTTTTTGTTTTGCGAAACCATTCAGGATGCTGAAGTTATTAATGAGGATACTGGATCGGCAGTTAATGAATAATTCAATATTTTATGTCAGCAATTAAACCTAATAAAAATTTCTATAATGAACCTCCGGATGTCATTAATATAAAGCCCCAGTATAGTTCATCTACAACTAGATTGCAACCGCACGTGGGATTGATACCAAATAAAAGATTGCGAGATGTATATGAACGATTCTTTAAAGAAAAAACTAATCAGACTGATTAGGATATTTATAAATAAAAAACAAATCTATGAAAACATTACTATCTTTAACTTTATTACTATTTGTTTCTCTAAACTCATATAGTATTCCAATAAAACCCAAACCCATTGCAGTTGCCACTATAGACTCAAACTATAGAGTTACAATTCCTGCAATACCAATACAACGATTCTACTATATAAACATTTCTCATTTATCTTTTGAAAATGAAGAAGAAGCAATTAAAATATTCAAATACTATCTTACAGCGAATTTAGTTACACCGGTAATTTACTACAAAGAAAAGTACATTATGCTAGAAATTTTAATAGAATACATTCCTGACGGTTCTGACCATACAGAATTGCAGTTTTATCTTGATCATCTAACAAAACCTAAATAAATCAATAAAAATATGAAATTATTAAAATCAATTTTACTGACAGTATTAGCTTTACCATTATTCTTTGGAAATGTTAATGCACAAATAGTAGGCAGCAATTGCTTTCTAATGGGGATCAACCAAGAAGTTGGAATTCATTCTAATGGATATGAAGGCACTTCACCTGGATCAATTCCTGCTCCCTTCCCAACTCATTATCGAGGGTTTACTTCACGTTTAGCGTTTTTATCTAATGCGGATTTGAGCGTCCCTTGGTCAACTTCTAACTATATGGGAGATGTAATTATGCCAGGTTCACCCGAAGGACGTTTCGGAATGGAGGTTGATGGGGTTACACAATTTAACAGTTCTGCGGCTGGATCAGGTATTACAAGTTTTGGTCTTTCAAACTATACGATTTACGGAAAATGTAAATCAGTAGATTGGGATGGAATCTACGCTGGTATCCAAATCAACATGAACTATATTATGGATACCACTAAAACGTATTACCGAATTATAATTACGTTGACGAACACCAATCCTATTGCTAAAAATAACGTGTTCTTTTACAAATCATTAGACCCAGACAACAATCAAGATGTTGGATGGGGATTTGCAACAACAAATACAATTGAAGCTAACCCAACACCTTTCTGCCCTAAATCATTGGTTTCGGCACTTTCTGTAAGTGGTGGTGATACTCCTGCTTGGTTTGGTTTAGGAGGAATCGGTGCTGATATCCGTGTATCTAGTGGTGGTTTCTTTGTTGAAGATGGTTCTGACGTTTATGATGGAACAGGTCCAATGATTGGTACGCCAGGTTATGTAACTTTTGCCGATCAAGCAATAGGTATTGCCCACAAAGATATATCTATTGCTGCTGGTGCTTCATCTCAATTTGAATTTGTGGTTGTTATGGCTGAGGCAGAATTAGAAGAAGCACTTTTAGCTCAATATTATTTAGATTATGATGGTGCCGATCCTTATGCTCTTTGTACATATGAAGTTGAACCTGATACATTATATCAAGATTGCGCTGGCTCAACTACCCTATCGCTCACTGGTCCAATGTTAGGTTCTTATACTTGGACTTGGACTGACGCTATTACTGGTGAAATTGTTGGAACAGGTCCAGAAATTGAAGTGACACCTGCTGGAACAACTCATTATATTTGTACCGGAGTGCCAATTGGTGATTGTTTTATATTAGATATTGTTCGTGAGGTGGTGGTAGTTGCAACAGGAATAGGTCCTGACATGGTAATTGCGCCAATCGGTCCGCAATGTGGTTCATTTGATCTGGGAGATTTAGTAATAACTGATTTAGAAGGAATCCCTGGAACTTTCATTGAATTTTACACTGAAGAGCCTGATGGTATAGATGACCCTACGGATATTTGGCCTGGTGGTCCAATTGGTCCAACAGACGAAATTTGGGTATTAATGGGAGATCCAACGGGTGGTTGTTATGATGTCGAGTTACTAGACATAGATTTTATTGAAATTAGCGCTGGTGAAGATAACGTACCTTTCTTATTGTGCAACAGCGGATTTTTGACCGTAGATGCTTTTGATTTCTTAGTAGACACTATATTAATCGAGGATGGATTTATATGGGAAGAAGTTATTCCAACTGGAGGCGCGTTTAACCCTTTAACGGGTGTTTTTGATCCTACTGGATTGCCTGCTGGCGACTATGTTTTAAGATTTATAGCAACTGGCGGTGATTTGTGTGATAACGATACCTCACTTCATACAATAACCGTTTATGATCAGCCAAGTGCTGGTGCTGACGGAGATGGAGACATTTGTAATGAGCCAGGTCTGTTCTTCGACTTAAACACATTACTTTCTGGACATGATGGTGGTGGAGCTTGGTCTGAGATAACTGCTACTGGTGGTGCTTTTGACGAAGCTACAGGTGTTTTAACAGTAGGTGGCGGAATTGCTGCTGGTGATTATACATTTGAATATAAAGTGATTGGAACAGCTCCTTGTATTGACGATGTATCTTCATTCACAATTACAGTGCTTCCTGAGCCTGCTGTTGATGCAGGTCCTGATCAATTGGTTTGTATCGGTGATGAAACTTCAGTAACTGCTTCTGGTGATCCAGCAACTTATACTTGGACTCCAGGAGGTATCTTTAACGGTGTTCCTTTTACACCAGGATTATTGACCTTAACTTACACTGTTTTGGCTACTGATGCAAATGGATGTATTAACACGGATGATTTGGAAATCACGGTTTACCCGCTTCCAGTAATTTCATTTACTGCTTCTGATTTAGAAGGATGTACACCTTTCAATGTAAATTTTACAATCGTTTCGGATATTGAAATCGTAACTACTGATTGGTTCTTTGGAGATGGTGACATCGCAACTGGTGTTACCTTCCCTACGACATCACATACGTACTTGTTTGGTGGGTTATATGATGTACGAGCAACAGTAACTGATATTTATGGATGTGTTAGTTCAGTTGAATACAATGACTATATCACTGTAGAAAATCAGCCGATTGCAGCCTTCCAAATGAATCCAACTTCAGTTTTCACTGACGATACAGAAGTTAATTTGATTAATCAATCACTTTATGCTTCTGATTATATCTGGAATTTGTGGTACATTTCTTTTTTAAGCAATGAAGTGAATCCTATCCACTTCTTCCCAGATGATATTGGAGATGTTTTCTATCCAGTTACATTAATTGCTAGTAACTATTTAGGATGTGCTGATACAGTAACACAATTTATGAACGTAAAAGGAATCATCTTATTCTATATTCCTAATACCTTTACTCCAGATGGTGACGAATCTAATAACGTCTTTAAACCAGTTTTTGTTTCAGGATATGATCCATATGATTTTCATTTAATGATTTTTAACCGTTGGGGTGAAATTATTTTTGAATCATATGATGTCAATGGTGCATGGGATGGAACTTATGGTACACGTGAAATAGTTCAAGATGGAGTTTATCCTTGGCAGATTGATTTTAAAGAACTACACACCGACAAACGACATACACATAAAGGGCATGTTACCGTGACACGGTAATTGTATTATGAAAAATCTTACTTAAAAGGTTTGGTTAATTGAAATAAATTTCGTATATTTAAACTATAAGAAATAAAAAGATAGGTTATATGGAAAATTTCAGAAACGCAATACTGATAGTTCTTGGTACTGCTTTAATATACGCTCTAATCAGACACTTTGTTAAGCAGGATGAGATGCAATGTGATGCGGTAGTGTTTCTTGAGGGTGAATTGAGTATAGACGTAAGGGAGGTTACCTTCTACGATAGTAACACGTCTACCATTCACTTATGCGATGGAGAAATTCTACGAATGCCAACTAAAAGCATAATTAAAATTGTAGATAAAGATGTTCAATAAGATAGGAGCATGGTGGCGATGGAATGGTCGCTACATGCACAAAGAGTTTGCTAGAGGAGTAAAAAATCTATGGAGATGGTTTCCAACTATTTGGAAAGATCGTGATTGGGATGGTCACTACATATACGAACTACTTCGTAAGAAAATAGAGTTCCAAGCTGATTACATTGGTAGAAGAGACTTTCATACAGAAGCTAAACGCGATGCTGAGCGAATGAGACTAGTTGCTAGGTTAATTAAGCTTCAGCAAGATGAAACTTATGCAATGGAGTACATGGATTACGAGACCACTGAAATTTGGTTTGAGCCTTGTAAAGATAAACCAGACTTTTCGGAGATGAAATCTAAAACGACAGAAGAGAAGTATGACGAGTTCTTTAGCAAATATCCTAGACAACACAAAAGAGCGTTGAGTGGTGATCTGAATAGGTTCAAAAGATCGAAGATTGATCCGGAGAATAAACACCTACTTGCAATGGAAATTTCACACGGTAACCAAGAACGATGCCGAAAGCTAATCTTCAGTATCATGCACGATCACATTGAAAGATGGTGGGACTAATGTAAAAGTACAAAAAATTTTTATTTTAAAAAACAATATGAAAAATATACACATATTACCAACATCGCAACTAAGTAGATTGGTTAAAATCTACAATGAAGCAGATAAAAAATTATTTGAATTAAAATTAAACATTGAAGTAAACGACAACTTTAAAGAATACCAAAACATCTACATCACTTCTGATGAAGAAATTAAAGAAGAAGATTGGTGCTTAGATATTTTTTTACAAGCTATATTTCAAGCAAATAGTTTTATAGGTATAAAAACTAAAAACACAGCAAGAAAAATCATTCTAACAACAGACCAAGACTTAATTGCAGATGGTGTTCAAGCTATTGATGATGAGTTTTTAGAATGGTTTATTAAGAATCCAAGTTGTGAGGAGGTTAAAATAGAATCTTGGCAAACTAAAGGTGAATGGGAATTGGATTACAAAATCATCATTCCAAAAGAAGAACCTAAACAAGAACCGCTTGAAGAAGTTGCTGAAAAAGTATTAGCTAACAACATTGATGGATTAAGAGATGCTTTACAAGATGATGATTTATTTTTATTTTACAAAGGAGTTATTCAATGCTATGGAGAAGCTATGGCTAATTACCAAGCAAAAAGAATGTATAGTGCGGAAGATATGACAGAAGCATTTATTGCTTGTTGGAAAGCAAATGTTCCTGATGGAATTGAATGCAAAGTATCATTTAATGAATGGTTTGAACAATTTAAAAAGAAATAGGAATATGAGAGTAGAAAATAAGCTCTAAAGAACTATTGAATATATGGCAAAGTTATATTTTAGATACTCAACAATGGCTTCTGGTAAATCTTTAGATCTACTAAAGACAGCATACAACTACGAAGAACGAGAAAAGACGGTAGTGTTAATCACATCTAGGATGGATGATAGATTTGGTAAAGGTTTCATTTCATCTAGAGTAGGCACTCCATTTAAAAGAGAAGCAGAAACATTCTCAAAAACAACAGACCTACATCAACTAGTACAAGATAAATATAAAGATGTTAGCTGTGTGTTTGTAGATGAGTCTCAATTTTTAACCAAAAAACAAGTATGGCAATTAACTGATATTGTAGATGAAATGCACTGTGATGTTATTGCTTATGGACTACGAAGTGATTTTAGAGGTGAACCATTTATAGGATCAACCTACCTAATGACACTATCCGATGACATACAAGAACTTAAAACGGTATGCACCTATGGAGATAGAGCTACCATGAATATGCGAATCCAGGAAGGCCTTCCTATATTTGATGGAGACACAGTTTTAATAGGTGGCAATGATTCATATATTCCTGTGTGTAGAGAGTATTATAAAAAAATGAGAAACCTGCATTCATAAATTTGGATATATGAAATAAGTTTCGTATATTTACGATATAAATAAAAAGATAGGTTATGATAGAAAATTTAGAACTAGTTAAACCTTTACTTAATTTTGAAGAAAAAGGTGATTTTTACATGCTCTATATATTTAAGCGCAAGAAAGATCAACCCGAAGACGAACGTGATAACCATCAATCTGTACGTACAATAAGATCTTATTGTATTAAATCAATTGAGCAATTAGAATCAAAATATGAGGAGATACAATTGCTGTGTGAGATGTTTAAGGCAAGAGCTTATATTCATATACAAAAACAAAATCATAAGGATGTTTCTTTAAATATGATGGTTGCCTTAGCTCAACGTATTCAAGATGGAAACCTAGAACAACAAAACTTATTTGATTCAGTAGTAGGACAACTTAAAACTTATGAAAAAAGATGGATTGTAGATGTTGATACCAAAGATATTCAAGAGCTGCGAAACATTCAAGTAACTGTTAACCGATGCAAGCCCGAAGGACCTAAAACTAAGTTTTTAATTCCAACTAAAAGTGGATATCATTTAATCACTGATAGGTTTGATGTAATGGAGTTTAAGAAATATTATCCGGAAGTTGATATCCAAAAAAAGAATCCGACGTTATTATATCATCCGAATAGTTTGGATTCCTAAAAAATCTTTCGTATATTTACAATATAAATAAAAAGTAGGATTTGAATTTAAAATTAAGAAATAAGTTATGAAAACAATAGCAAAACAATTGAATGTAAAAGATTTTCCATTTGTAATTAAAGATAAAAATAATAATGAAATTTATTGTGAAACTTCAACGGGTTATTGGTGCAAACGTGAATTTAATAAAAATAATAACCGAATTTATTGTGAAACCTCAAATGGTTATTGGTGCAAACAAGAATTTGATAAAAACAATAACCAAATTTATTTTAAAGATTCAAATGGTTCTATTATTGACAATCGTCCAAAGTCAACACCCGAATACACAATGGATGAGTTAATTGCAAAAGTAGGATTTGAATTCAAAATTAAAAAATAAAAAAGTTTAAACAAATCTGGTAGAAGACTAGGAATATTGTAATATTATTCTTATCTTTAAGTATATAAAAGCTATTAAAAAATATGATGCGAATAACATTATTAAGCGATTCACATAATAAACACCATGAGATAACTAATGATCTACCAGGTGGCGACTTATTAATCCATGCTGGCGATTTTATGAACTCAGGTTATAGCCAATACGAAGCAGAAGACTTCTTCAATTGGTTTGATAAAATCAACAACTATGATACAAAGGTCCTAATTGCAGGTAACCATGATCGCCTAATGCAGGATAGATCAGATGAGGTAAAAGGCATCTTAACTGGATATAAAACCATCGAGTATCTTCAAGATGAAGATTTAGTGCTATACTATGATGGACACAATGGAGATAGGCCCGAAGACAACATTCGCATATACGGTTCACCTTGGCAACCTTATTTTCATAATTGGGCATTTAATTTACCTAGAAATGGTGAAGAGTTACAAGCTAAGTGGGAAGCAATTCCAACCAACACTGATATCCTAGTAACACACGGACCTGCTCAGACATACTTAGATGCAGCCGGTGCTCCTTACAATACTCCGCTATTAGGATGTGAGTTATTGAAAGAGCGTATTGAATTAATCAAACCTAAGATTCATGTGTGTGGTCACATTCATGGCGGGTATGGTTATTACTTTAATGGACATACTCATTTCTTTAATGCCTCATTGCTTAATGAACAATACAATTATACAAATAAACCATTCACATTTGATTGGAATAAAGACACAAATATAATAGAATTTTTATGAGTAAAATACCAAACAGAGGAATACCAATGGCATTAACTGAAGATAATGTCTTGAAGATTGCTGTTGAGCAAGGAGTAATTGAAAACGAATTTAATTGGAAATTAGTTCGAGACCGAGATGGACTAACCAATCAATCTAAAGAGGTAACATGGATTGAATGGAATGAAGATGGGACCTTTAAAGCAAAACACAATGAACCTGCTATTGGGCTTTCATTGCTTATGTCTCCGCTTAATGCTCATGGCTATACATGGCAGTGTACTAGTGTAACTGAGATTGTTGAGGAGCGGCTTGATGATGGGTATATTAAGTTTAAAACAGAAAATAGTACATATGAACTATTTAAAATGCATAGTAAAATCAAATAATAATTCTTTATAATAATATAAGTTATGAATATAAAACAGAGATGGTTGCGATATATTGCAAACCAAAAAACAGTCACCCAGGAAGTAGTTTCCACAGATCCGATTGAACAAAAAGGTGCTAACATCTTTTTATCCATGCTAAAAGAACCTCATAGTGTTATGAGTGTTGCCCCGTTAAGTGGAGAGAAAATGATAAATAATCCTGAAAGGAAGATGTTGATTATTTTGTCATATAACAATCTAACAATAATAAACAGTGTCTATCAATATGAGATTAGGATGAAGGAATCTCTAGTTCAAAAATTAATACTGCATTTTGATGATACACAAGAAAGACGTGCAAATATAATCAAACGACGGGCTTATAAAACGGTTAGACAGAGTTTAGATTTAATTGATACCGAGTTAAAAACGTCTAATCTGAAAGTAGATTTAAGTTAGTAGGGTAAATAAAAAACCAAAATGAAAATAGATAAATACACAATATATGGTCAGGCTTACATCCTACCGTTTATTAAGATAACATACGACAAAAGTCTTTATGGTGAATATGAATTTATATTTGGCTGGCTTAATATAGAAATAACAATATCATTTGAACCAAAACAAACAAAATGAAAACAATACTAAAATACAGTGACTCAGAAGATGACCAATTTGCATTGCGACGAGCTTTGAGATCAACGGATATGGCAAGTCTGTTGTTTGATATACAAAGAAACATGAAGGCGAGGATTCTTTGTGAAATTGAGAATGCTAATGCAACGGAAGCTGAGTATGCCTTGTTAGATAAGATATGGGAAAACATCAACGAAGAGTTTGAAGCTCATGATATAAATATTGATCGCTTAATAAATTAAAAAACACGTCAATGATTAACACACTACACTTACTAATTTTACTTGCACTCAACACATCTAACACAACAACTGTCAGTTGGTATGGAGAAAGATTTAACGGTAGACAAACTGCTAGTGGAGAAGTTTATAACATGAACAATTATACGTGTGCTTCTGCAACGCTTCCTTTTGGAACTCGAGTACTAATAACAAATCCATCTAATAATAAATCAGTTATTGTTAGAGTAAACGATCGTGGGCCGTTTGCTATGAATCAGGCTGGTGAACCTATTAAGCCACTAAGACCCCATCCAAAAAGATTATTTGATTTATCTAAAGCGGCATTTAAATCAATATCTAACACCAGTTCGGGTGCCATTGCTGTTAATTTCGTAGTAATAAAGTAGATTTTTTGTATACTTAATTTGGATATATGAAATAAAGTTCGTATATTAAAGTATAAGATAGAGAGTGGACAGCGTGCCATTGGGGAGGGGCCAAGAAAGTTACGCATACAGGTTCGAATCCTGTCCTGACTACAATGAGTAAGAGATACTCAGCAGTCTAATCAAAGACTCATTTAATCTATGATCGGTTCTAAAGAGGACATCGTTAACGCCTCTTTCATGGGAATAAAGCTAGGTAACAGAGGCGCCCAGTAGTTTGGCTGTTTTCAACGGGGATGCCCAGCAGGTTTTTAAGAAATAGAAAACCGATACAACTACTCATCAGTAATCTCAAGGTGGGGAAACATAGTCAGGTGGCGGAATGGTAGACGCTAGAAGTGAATAGATAAGTAAGTACGTTTTCACTTAAAAACAATTATACTACTCATCATACAGGTTCGAATCCTGTCCTGACTACAAAATACAGTTATAACAAATGCCTGGGCTGGAATGCTAGACAAACTTCAGGGACATGTAGGTAGTGACTTTACCACTAAAAGGGCCTATAGCTCAGTTGGTTAGAGCACCTGACTCATAATCAGGGGGTGCCTGGTTCGAGCCCAGGTAGGCCCACAATACAAAAACAAATTATGATTAATAAGCTAGATAAACAATACACAGACCTACTTCAAGACATCTTAGATAACGGAGTCCCTAAGTCAGACAGAACTGGTACAAGTACACTTTCAGTATTCGGAAGACAGATCCGACACAAGATGTCAGAAGGGTTTCCTTTGTTGACTACCAAGAAGATGCCATTTAAAACAATCACAACAGAACTTCTTTGGTTCTTACGAGGTGATACAAACATTAAGTATTTGGTTGATAATGATTGTCATATTTGGGATGGAGATGCGTATAAGAATTATATATTTAATTCAGAGTGGTTTCCAATTTCAAGTGTAAATGGTGGATTTATCGGAACTAAAACTGATAGCGATGAAATAATGACTCAAGATTTATTCATCAACAAAATCAAAACAGATGATGAGTTTGCTAAGAAGTGGGGTGATTTAGGTCCTGTATATGGTAAGCAATGGAGAAGTTGGGGCGGATATTTCTCTAAAGGGCATGCAAAAAAAGATGGAACATTAGGTATAGAATTTCCAGGCATAGACCAAATCTCAAACCTAATCAACGACCTTAAAACAAATCCAGACTCAAGACGATTAATGGTTAATGCTTGGAGTGTAGGTGAATTGGATAAGATGACACTTCCACCTTGCCATTATGGATTTCAAGTTTATACAAGAGAGTTGAGTTTGGAAGAAAGGTTAGCACTAGTTAAAAATAATGTAATGAGTTTTGATGAATTATCTAAAACAACTTATGATGAATTTCTCAAAAAGAATAATATCCCAACCAGAGCAATCTCTTTAATGTGGAATCAGCGTTCAGTGGATACGCCATTAGGTCTTCCGTTTAATATTGCTTCTTATGGATTGTTATTAGAAATCATTGCTAAGGCAGTGAATATGATTCCTGATGAGTTGATTGGTAACTTAGGAGACTGTCACATCTATCGTGATCAAGTTGATGGTGTTAAAGAACAAATAACAAGACATTCATTTGCCTTACCGACATTAAACATTAACACAGAGTTTTGGCCAACGGAAAGCGGAGAATGTGGTATAGGTCTTATAGATGCTATAGCAGTATTCAACGGATTTACTAATGACAACTTTTGTAAGTGTTTAATAGAAGACGATTTGCAATTAAGTAATTATCAGTCACACCCAACTATAAAATTTCCATTGAGTAATTAGCGATATTTATTATAAATGAACTATCAGTTAATATATGATAATATCATAACTCGTGCTATTACAGAATCGAGATATAAAAGTACTGATCAATACTTTGAATGCCATCATATCGTTCCTAGATGTATGGGCGGTAGTAATAAAAAAACTAATTTAGTATTATTAACGGCCCGAGAACATTTTATAGTACATTGGTTATTAATTAGAATACATCCGGATAATAGAAAGTTAGCTCATGCATTTTGGGCAATGTGTAATCTTAAAGGTAAAAGTTTAGATAACAGAATAACGCCTAGTTCCCGCACATATATGGAAGCAAAAGAACATCAATCTAAATTAGGTATGTCTGAAGAACAAAAACAGAAACTTAGAAAACCAAAACGAGATAGTTCTAAAATGGGTAAACATGATAAACATGGTATCAAAAATCCATTCTATGGTAAGACTCATTCTATAGAAGCTAAGCAAAAGATGCGTACTGCTATAAAAGAAAATAGAAAAGAAGGATGGTTACCTGGTAATGCACGACCGGTTGAAATCGATGGTATACGATATCGTTGCTTATTAGAAGTATCGGAGAAAACTGGAATCGGAAATTCATTGATAATATATCGTATCAAATCAAATAACATTAAATATAATAGTTACAAATATATTAATTAAAAAATTATAAAAACAAGTTATATGGAAAACTACAAAGCGGATTACTACAACCCAGAAACATTTGAAAAAACAGAAATTGAAACTAAAATACCAATTAATTTAGTAACTGAGATTAAACAGGTTTTAGATAAAATTGATGGTTATATGATAACACCAACTATGGTTAACCCCGAAGACAACTCGGTAGTGTTTGGTATTATGGATATGAATGATAGGACTTTGAAATATAAATTATCAATCACACCCACCAATTAAAGCACCTTTATCAAATTAAAAACAAATAAAATCATGAAATCAAATTTAGCAGAAAAATTATTATCAATCTGTGGAAGTGCAAATAAAACTTATGGTTATAATGATTTAACCGAAGAACAACGTATCCAAATAGAATCAGAACTAATTAAACACTTTGAGTTTGATAAAATTATCTGGATGAAACTACCTTCAGGTCTTACTGAAGATAAGACAACTCCAATTGTTGCGAAATCCATTAAAATATCAGATTCCGATAATCCAACACATAAGCACAAAGTAGGATATGTTTATACTATATGCTTTACTCCAAAAATGTATGAATCTGGAGAGTTATATCAACCTGTAAAAGATGGTTGTGTGTTTGCACCTACTACTTATGATCCACAAACATTTGAACCTAAACAAAGTATTACTATATCTTGGTCACCTGATTTCCCTCAAGATATTGATGCTCCGGTAAGAACATATGAAGATGATAAACAAATGATTCGTAATATGTTAGAAACCGTATTAGATAATCCTGCAGAATATGAACCAAAAGGACACATTGGTTGTGCAGTAAGATTTGCAATTGCATAATCACACCCATCAATTAAAGCATCTTTATCCAATTAAATTATGACATACGAAAAATTCCAAGAAATGGTAAATGCAATGCAGGCACAAGATGATGTTGTGTCTAAATTATACAAAGTCAAAGTAGACCTAACAGATTTTGTTGATCCGTACCACCAACTGATTGCTAGCTTGCTAACAGAAATTTACGGCCCAGAAGGATGTGATTGGTTTGCTTGGTTTTGCTATGAAAATGATTTTGGCAAAGGAAATTGCGAAGCATGGGATGAAAACCAAACCCCAATATGCTACGATTTGAAGTCGCTTTGGGAATACCTAGAAACACTAAAATCAAACAATGGATAAAGAACATGCTAATATACTAGATAATATTAAACAGAGAGCCAATATAAACAAAAGGAAACAACATGGAAACAATGTATTTTATTTCAGGTATCAGTCTGGTTGTGGTTGTGGCAATTGCTATAGCTACAATATGGTCAGTACTTCAGATAATTAAAAACCAAAAAACAACGGAACACTTACAAAGAGACGTCATCGATATCACATCAGACATACAGCGACAACAAGATGTCATGCATCGGGATATCGAGGACACAATTCAACATCAAGCAGCTAGTGTGGATCAACGCATAGATGGGGTGTATAGGACTATTGATGACGCTAGGCGCTACACTGATTCTAGAATCGACAAACTGATGAATGATCCAAAATTTTGTTTGAACACACAAACAACAAAACAACTCAATGATTAATTAAACAACTCGGCTCTCTGTTTAATATTATCAAGTAAAAGCGTCTCAAACCCAGAGGCGCTTTTCTACTGCTCAAACTAATTTGTAAACCTGCACCATTACGGCTCTAAGAAGTAGAATACCACAACAAACATACACAGCATATATAACATGCATAATTACAATGTAATAGTATAGCAAATAACATGTAGTGAAAGTAAATGCTATACTATAACGAATAATCCCAGGCGCATGCAAGTCGTTAATAGAGCAGGTATCCAGATACCCGGTGTCTAGTATCAGGCAAATAGACTTGCCGCAAGTGCTAGTATGCAGTATTGTTTGTGGACTCGAGTTGGTGTGGGAGGGGGTATCAGTGTCTAGTATGGCGTGGTAGGCTAGTAAACGTATATTTTTACCGATTCTAATTATTTTGATATAGCGTACCTTCATTATTAATAATTTCTGGTACCCATATACCAGTTAAACATTACCACCGCTTAGAAGTTCTTAAAATAAGTCTTGCATGACATTGATTTTTAGGCTATTTCTAGACCATTAAATAAATTTATTTTTAGATTGAATCAGCATTTATTTTTAGATTGCAATCTAGTTTTAGACCAAGTCACCAAGTCACCAAGTCACCAGGATCCTGGCAGGTTCTGCAGTCGTTATGTGCGTGTTGATTGCTTCTTGTATATATAGAGCGCAACCAATAAAGCGCTTTTAGACGGTCTTAGTTCGGTTCTCTATATATAGCGCGCATACTGGATTGTATTTTTAGATTGGATTCAGTTAATTTTTAGATGTCTACATGTTATTTTTAGGCAATATCCGGAAATTATAGCAGAAGTTGTTGGTTTGATTTTTAGATTGATCGCCGAAACAAGCACTTTTAGACCGGTTTAGTTCGGTTCTCTAGCTATACGGAGTAACCTTTTCGGCTATTTTTAGATTGTATTCTATTTTTAGAAGTACTTTTAGTTTTAGATTGTATTCTATTTTTAGAAGTACTTTTAGTTTTAGATTGATTTTTAGTTCAACCTTCGCTTGAACTAGATTCTATTTTTAGATGCATCGCCTCGCGCAGTGTATTCTATTTTTAGATTGATTTTTAGTTCAACCTTCGCTTGAACTAGATTCTATTTTTAGATGCATCGCCTCGCGCAGTGTATTCTATTTTTAGATTGATTTCTAGTTTTAGATTTGGATATATGAAGTATTATTCTTATATTACATATGTAAGTCGGCATATAGAAAATCCAGATCCCCAAAAGTACCGGAGTCTGTATACGGCATGCAAACATATCTCTCTCTGGGATCGGTCTTTCGGGATCGATCCTTTTTTACGTAAAAATACAATGTATATGGAAGAATTAATATTAGTTATAGGTATCGTGTTAGTAGCAGCATTAATGGCAGCTGCACTGTTTGTGTATGTACGGATCTTCGGCGAAAACGTTTTTATGGCTGGGTTGTTTGCGAGCCTATTTGTATGGACATATATATGGTTCGTTGTGTGTATTGCCGATATGGAGCAGCAGCGGGTTGTGGATCAGATCCGATCTGGCGAATCTCATATCGGTGTGGTATATGAAATTGAGGATGGTGACACCGCTTCGGTTAGTTATCGATTATTCCCACGCAAAAAATAATTTAAACTTTTTTCAGAAAAAGGTTGTTTTATTGAAATATTATCCTTATCTTTAAGTATTATAAATTTAAAAAGAGAGATATGAAAAAAGAACCAAAAGTAGAGTACGGAATCCAAATCGTTAAACCATGGAGCAAAGAGATGTATGCCCACAATGAGCAAGTAGCTGAAATAGTAAGAGCTGAGGTGCATGCAATTTGGTTGTCGGCATTAAATGAATTCCAGGCTGAATTAGGCGAAGAATTTATGTCTGATGTCGAATGGCTTGATGTTCCTAGCAATATAAAGAAAATACAGAAAGCCGTTACTTGTCATGGATTTGGCGATGGATATGATGTTGCAGAAGTAGCACAGCGAGTAGAGCAAGAATTAGAAAATGCCCCTTCTTTCCAACTCAAAGAGATTGCAGAGGCGTTGCAACTAGTATTAGACAAAGGGTTTGTTGGCTTTAATTAGCCGGCAAACTTTTCTGAAACAAAGTTAACAAAAGACTAGGACTATTGAATTATTATGCTTATCTTTAAGTATTATAAATTTAAAAAGAGAGAAAATGGCAACAAAAGTATCATTAGAAAAATTCATAGTCAATTCGAAGTTAACAGGACATTGCGCGATTTTCGGCTTCGATGACAGCGGCCGCTGTTTGATAAAAGTAAAATTAAAATATGAAAATTACATTTTTAAAAAAATAATTTTGGCACAAGATTATATTCAAAATCCTAAAATGCCGCACTCTTATCAGATTAAAGAAAATATATATAAAAAAGATTTTATCAAAAATAAAATATAATGCAACAGCTAGCTATATACAGAATATGCACAGCAATCGCGCGTATGAAACAGAAGATGGTAATAAGCACTTAATGTAAAAAAAGTTCAAACAAAGTTGCTGAAAGATTAGGACTATTGAAATATTATCCTTATCTTTAAGTATTAATTTAAAAAAGAGAGATATGAGAAATTTAGAGAATGCAATTTTTAAAAGCTTCGCAGTAGCGGGCCGGGAAGTTAAAGTGAGAACTTTTTTGGATGATGATATTGCTCAGATCCTAGTAGACGATGTGTTGGTTGCTGAGTATGGGTTTGGGGGGTGTGGTTGCACATTTATAAATGATGTGGATCCTCGCATATTAATTGACATTATTGCTGAGATATCTCACTACGGGATCGAAAAAATAATTTAAACTTTTTTCAGAAAAGACTAGGACTATTGAAATATTATCCTTATCTTTAAGTATAAATAAAAAGAGAGATATGAGCAGAAATAATCAAACCGAAATCAAAAAGTGCCAGTGTTATAATTGTGGCAAACAAACAAATAGAGTTTATAACTTTACCTTACAAAAATGGGCCAGAACATTTAAATGCATGTGTGGCAGTGAAAGCTTTCGTTGGTATAATTGGTAAAAAAAGTTAACAAAAGACTAGGACTATTGAAATATTATCCTTATCTTTAAGTATAAGAAAAATTAATAAATTTAAAAAGAGAGATATGATAGAATCAGGCAAATTTGAAAGAGCAGAAAGTTTAGTTAGCTCGACTGCAATGAAACAATTTACTCGATCAATTGAGGAAATAACTAAAACGTTGTTAGACGATGGCTTTGATGACAATGAGGTTAAGGAATATTTGGAGCGCTGCGTTGGCTTTATAGTAGATGATATAACGTTACCATTATAAATTTAAACCGAGAGATATGACCAAGATTAAAAAGTATGAGCTCAAAAAGAATGCAACCGAATTCGCGCGCGTTAAAATTACCAATTCGAAGGATGCTGCAGATTTTATTCGCAAATTCTATCTAGATGATATTGGGATATTCGAATCATTTTTTATATTGTTGTTGGACCAAAGCAACACCACAATTGGCTATGCTAAGATATCTCAGGGCGGAGTAGCAAGCACGGTTGTCGACAGTCGGATTGTAGCAAAGTATGCAATCGAGTCGCTGAGCACCGCCGTAATATTAGCTCACAATCATCCTAGTGGCAATCTAAATGCATCCCAAGCCGACATAAATTTAACAACGAAAATAAAAGCTGGATTGGCATTGTTTGATATTCAAGTAATGGACCACGTTATACTTACCGAAGATGCATATACTAGCATGGCAGATGCCAACTTAATGTAAAAAAAGTTCAAACAAATCTGTTAAAAGACTAGGACTATTGAATTATTATCCTTATCTTTAAGTATAAATAAAAAGAGAGATATATGAAAGAGGTTCAAATACCGATCAAAGTAAGCCGTAGAGGTATCAAAGCACTTGTAAAAATGTTTTACCCTACTATAGAAGATTCGGCAATGGATAAAATGAAAACATCCGAGTTATACGATATGTACATTCAATCACCTAAAAAATAAGTTATGAAAACAATCGCACAGCAATTAAATGTAAAAGATTTTCCATTTGTAATTAAAGACAAAAACAATAACAAAATTTATTATGAAAATTCAGATGGGTATTGGGTAAAACAAGAATTTGATTCAAACAACAACATAATTTATTGGGAAGATTCAGATGGTGAAATTCTTGACAATCGTCCAAAATCAACTCCTGAATACACAATGGAAGAATTAGTAGCTAAGTTAGGTTTTGATTTTAAAATTAAAAAATAAAAGTTTAAACAAATCTAGTAAAAGACTAGGACTATTGAAATATTATCGGTATATTTAAGCATAAATAAAAAAAGATAAAGGTTATGTACGCAGCACTAATGACAATTTTTACAGTAGGTCTTATTATGGTATTTCTGCATATTATTAACAATCCTAAAAAATAAAGGTTATGAAAACAATCGCACAGCAATTAAATGTAAAAGATTTTCCATTTGAAATTAAAGATAAAAACAACAACCTAATTTATTATGAAAATTCAAATAATATTTGGTGGATAGGTGAATATGATAAAAACAATAACGAAATTTATTATGAAGATTCATATGGTTATATAAACGACAATCGTCCAAAGCCAACTGCAGAGTTTACAATGGACGAGTTGGTTGCAAAGTTAGGTTATGAGTTTAAAATTAAAAAATAAAAGTTTAAACAAATCTAGTAAAAGACTAGGACTATTGGGATATTATCCTTATCTTTAAGTATAAATAAAAAGAGAGATATATGATGACATCAAGTGAATTTTTCGAACTAGTAACGATTATAGTAGTCGGAGCAATATTATTATTGGCTATTAATAAATTAAAAAAGTTTGCAAAAGACTAGGACTATTGAAATATTATCATTATCTTTAAGTATAAGAAAAATTAATAAATTTAAAAAAAAGAGATATGGCAATTGGAAAAAAGAATTCGGGATTTCACAAGCAAGGAGCAGTACTAGCTCAATTCAAAAAAGACGCTAATAGCGATACTCGTAATAGTGCGGTATCGCATGCAATCCTAGCCGGCCAGCAAAAGGCAGAATACCAAAAGAAACGAGCTGAGAAAGACGCAGCACCGGCGATGTCTTATATGTTTTTAACCACCGGGAAGTAATCCGTAACCTTAAAATTTATTATCATGAAAAGAGAGATATTAGAATTAATTGAAGCGGCAATAACGCGAGCAAATGGGTTAGGAAACGCGCCTGATATGCATGATTTAGTTTGTGTGTTATTAACAGTAAAGGGTGCCCTAGAATATGGGGATATTGATGATCTAGTGTTACATATTGATAATTTCTTAATAGAAAAACTAGCCGAGCGCGAGAATGAAAACCAGCATGCATCCATTGTAGTACGAGATCTTATTGATTCGATCCCGGGTATCATTTTAAATTAAACTAAATCATAAATCATAATATATGTCAAAAATATTCGTAAGTAGAGGAGCCGTTGTATCAACTTCAGATAGCACCAAAAAGTATTTAAATGAAATCAAAAAGCCCGGGTTGTTATCCGCAGCCGAAGAAAAAGAATTGGCACGTTTAGCTAAACAAGGAGACCGAATAGCACTCAATCGATTAGTATCATGCAATCTCAGATTTGTTACTCAAGTAGCTCGTAGCTATCAGGGAATGGGTATTCCGATGGAAGATTTAATCGGGTTTGGGAATATAGGACTTTTCACGGCCGCCGAACGATATGATCCAGAAAAGGGCTTTAAATTTATTACATATGCCGTTTGGTATATACGAGCCGAAATACAAAAAGCTTTGAATGATCTAAGCAGAGTTGTTAGAATTCCATCGCATAAAACCAAAACCGAACAGTATTCAGAACAAAGCACAGATGTGCAAATTGGCGATGACGAAAATGCAGAGCTCTGGTCATCCCGGTACTTAACAACAGCCGATGAAGCTAGTGGAGGATCTGTCGCTGATTTGCATTATGAGCTCGGCCGGGTAATTGCGCAATTGAAACCGAAGGTTGCTGAGGCTGTATGTAGATGTTATGGCCTAGGAGTCGAGTATCCACAGGTAATGGATCAAATTGCTGAGGAGATGAATATCACCGGGGAACGAGCTAGGCAATTAGTTCGACAAGGAGAAAATGATCTCCGCAATGTATCGGGAATTGATTTACTCCGACAATATCTTTAAAAAAAGTTTAAACAAAGTTGGTAAAAGATTAGGACTATTGAAATATTATCCTTATCTTTAAGTATAAGAAAAATAAATAAATAATTTAAAACCGAGAGACATGAAAGATAAAAATTGTATATTAATAGAATTATTAAAACAAAGCATTATTGATACGGATAAAATGTTTGATGAAGACACTCACTCGCCTAGTTTTATTATTGGGTATTTAAAAGGAACAATTAAAGCTGTGATTGAGGAATTAAAAGAATAAAAAAGTTTAAACAAAGTTGGTAAAAGACTAGGACTATTGAAATATTATGCTTATCTTTAAGTATAAGAAAAAAGAGAGATATATGGGAGCATCACAAATCATTTTATTAGTATTGCTAGGCATTAACTTATTAGTAAGTGCATATTTGCATGGAAAGCCTCAAAACGGAGACCACAATATATTCACATCATTGGTGAATGCAGGGATTCTCATATGGATCCTCATCGCTGGCGGATTCTTTGGATAAAAAAGTTATGCACAACTGTTGCCTAATCGAATATAAATGCCTATCTTTATAACATAAGAGAGAGAGATAGTTTAGCAGTTGTTCATTGGAGTATTGGATATTAAAAATATAGTCAGGTGGCGGAATGGTATCCGTATGCCTAGATTGATAAATCGTAAAGTTCGGAAGGCAATTTTACGACTGCAGGTTCGAATCCTGTCCTGACTACAAAAAATAAAAAACAAACAAAGTTAACAAAAAGGTTGTTTTATTGAAATATTATCCTTATCTTTAAGTATAAGAAAAAAGAGAGATATATGACAAATTTATTTAGAGTAGAAAAGGTAAGTGGCAAACTAGTAGCCCAATGTGTTAATACCGGCAGCGCGGCTCCGGAGGGATTAATCCGAGATGTACAAGTCCGTAACGCATTCCGAGAGAACGCAATATTAGCAGTAGATCCTGTGTCGGGTCGAGTTACTAGATTAGCCGGCGGTATCTTCAGCAACGCGAATACGAATCCGACGTCGGATAAACTGAGCTTCTCCCAAGTTGTGCAGCAACGTGATCCCAAGGTAATGTTTGATAATTTAGAGCGATTTACTAAAATGGTAGGTAAAGGTATTCAGCCATCGTTACTAGTAACCGGTGGTGCTGGATTAGGCAAGACCTTTCTAGTTAAGCAGACGCTCGAGTCATTGGGACTTAAAGAATCCATAGGGTTCGTTCATTATAAAGGCAGAGCAACGGCCGCCGGATTGTTTTTGACATTGTTTGAGAATTGTGACCGTGTAATTGTTTTGGATGATTGTGATAGTGTGTTTAAAGATGCAGACGCCGTTAATATACTCAAAGCGGCTTTGGATAGCTATGACACGCGACGCATTTCTTATATAACCAGCAAACCACTTAAAGACGAAGATGGAATTCCAGTCCCACGCAGTTTCGAATTCCGCGGCAAGATTATCTTTATCTCTAATATCGAGCAAACCAATATAGATGATGCAATTAAGTCTCGTAGCTTTGTGGCAGACATCTCAATGAATACCGCGCAAATGTTCCAGAGAATAGAGCAGCTATTAGAAAGCATGGAACCGCGCATCCCGTTGTCAGCAAAGCAACAAGCTTTGTCGATCATGCAAGAGTTGCATGGTGAGTTTACTGGAGTAGACATTAATCTCAGAAGTTTTATCAAAGCAGCTCGAATTTGTGCAATGGGCTTCGAAGACCCTAAGTCGATGATTGCAGAGCAGATTATCCCAGCATAGAAAACATATCTCTCAAAATAGCGGATCCAGCAGCAGCAATGTTGTCGGATTTGCACTGTAAAAAAAGTTCAAACAAAGTTAACAAAAAGGTTGTTTTATTGAAATATTATCCTTATCTTTAAGTATAAGAAAAATTAATAAATAAATTTAAAAAAGAGAGATATGAAAACAATAGCACAAGAATTAAAAATTACAGATTTTCCTTTTGAAATTAATGACAAAAACAATAACGAAATTTATTATGAAACATCAAATGGTGATTGGGAAAAACGAGAATATGATTCAAACAATAACATAATTTATTATGAAACATCAAATGGTTTTTGGTGTAAAAAAGAATATGATGAAAACACTAACGAAATTTACTATGAAGATGCAGATGGGGATATTGTTGACAATCGTCCAAAATCAACTCCAGAGTTTACAATGGAAGAATTAGTAGCAAAGTTAGGGTTTGATTTTAAAATTAAGAAATAACAATATGAAAACAATAGCACAGAAATTGAAGGTAAAAAATTTTCCATTTATAATTAAAGACAAAAACAATAACGAAATTTATTGTGAAGATTCAGATGGTGATTGGGAAAAACGAGAATTTGATAAAAACAATAATAAAATTTATTATAAAGATTCGGATGGTTATTGGTGCAAACGAGAATATGATAAAAACAATAACCAAATTTATTATGAAAATTCATATGGTGAAATTATTGACAATCGACCAAAGTCAACTCCGGAGTTTACAATGGAAGAATTGGTAGCCAAGCTTGGTTTTGAGTTTAAAATTAAAAAATAAAAGTTTAAACAAAGTTAACAAAAGACTAGGACTATTGAAATATTATCGGTATCTTTAAGTATAAGAAATTTAATTAATAATTTAAAAATTAAGGTTATGGCAAATATGAGTTATTGTAGATTTAGAAACACATTATCTGACTTTGAAGATTGTGTTGAGTTTTTAGAAAATGAAGGTAAAAATCTCTCAAGTGATGAACAACGAGCAGCATTCCGTTTAATTGGAAGAGCTATAGAATTAGCAGAAATGTTTGAAGATATGGGTGAGGAAGAAATTAAGGAGAGATTAAAAGAAACAGGTGAGGATGAAGAGGATTAAATAGAAATTCGTATATTTAAGTATAAGAAAAATTAATAATTAAATTTAAAACAGAGAGATATGAAAAATAATAAATTAAAAGTAGAAGCTATCATTCTTTTGCTAGATGATGTTGATGGTGAAACAATGCAATTTATACTTGAAAACGTAGGAATGGAATATCAGATGCTAAGGCAGTTGATGATGACTATGCCTATAGAGCAAGTAGAATATCTTCTAGCAGAACGAAATGGAATACTCTTAAATAATTAGAAAAATAAAGTTAACAAAAGACTAGGACTATTGAAATATTATCCTTATCTTTAAGTATAAGAAAAATTAATAATTTAAAAAAGAGAGATATGACACGTATTACAATATTAGAACAAAAATTATCACAGTTACAAGAACAACTCAACCGAGACAACGCAGTACGCGAAGAATTAACCCGCACTCGAATCAATCGACTGTCAGCCATGTTTAATCAGGTATTTGCCGGCACGCTAGAAGCTGACGACGTATTAAAGGTATCGAGTGATAGAGTTCAATTCACAAGACGGGAACCTGGACGTCACCACCACAAAGACATATTAGATTTATATTTTAGATCTGCAGAGTGGAGAAGTGAATTAGCAACGACAATTGAAACCTCATTTTATTCCACAACGGATAATTCAGAATTTGAACTAAGAAGAATGATCCTAATAGGCAAAGTAGGACAAATTGTATTAGACCAATCCGCAGATATACTCCAGCAATTCAATGCTATTATATCAGACACCCAAGCAGAGATACGCGAAGCATATGAGGTAGCCAATACAGTGATACGAGATATTGCCGATATAAAAAAGCAGCTTGCCAATCTGCATGCAGCCGCCTTACTCGATCGATTGCATACCACCGGCATCGAATTCAATATGCCTAGCAATGATGCATATCGATTACCAACGCTTGATATAACATCCACTCGCCAGATACGTAGAGTTAAAGATATACGAGTACTAGCAACAACCGCTAGCGGCAAATCCGCAGACATCCGAGTAACAACTATTGATAGTGGATGGGATGCAGTCACCGGGCAGTCAGTGGATCGGGAAACGGAACGTGCAGTATACAAAGTCCGCATGAGTAACATTGAATCATTTATTCGCAACAATGCCGATCGAGTGATCCCGGCTGCATAGTTAAAGGATATGCATATACACAGGGAGGGGGCTATGCCCCCTTTTTTACAGGGCGAGGGGTAGGGGGTATTGATAGGGGTTAAAAAGGGGAGGGTAGGGGGTGCAAATAGGGGGGGTATAGGGGTTTCATTAACACCCCCTGGATACGGGTGGTATATGGGGCTAGTTATACCAATTTTTCTCGCACGGGTAAAATTTTTGCTATATAGACCCTCTTTATTAGAATATACAGTGTATATACTAGTATAATGCCATCCTATAACGAATTCTATAACGACGCATGCGTAAGTCTTATAACAAGCCCTATAACGACGCATTGCGCAAATCCTTTAACGAATCTTATAACGACGCCTATATATACCTGTCAGTGTGTATAACGTCTGCACCAACGGTGTTATAGAGTAGGTATTAATTTATACGATTTTTCTCCGAAGATGATCATGGATCGGGTGTCTGCTTGTTGAAATGCATCTAGTTTCTTGAGACGAGCCAATCGATTGAATTCAATCAATGTAGGCACAGCTGACAACCACTTCCTAGAGTGAATGGTTGATTGCACATACAACATGGCGTCGTGCATTTCCTGCAAACATTCAAAGTCCCATTCTATGTGAACTATGGGCTCAACTCGATCGGTACCAAAATAATCCACACACAAATCCAATCCAGCTTTGAACTTGGCGCTTAGTATGCGAAGCAATTCTGGTCGTTGCACAGCATACTGTTCCAGCTGTGTTCTGGCTTCTCCTACAATAGGATATTTGTATACAAAATGACTGTGATCTAGCACCAATTCACTGTGGGTTTTCTGGGTAAACCACGTGGCAATTACTGCGTTGGTACCGCTTGTTTGTCCGCCGTCTTTGTACCATGTTGCATCTAGGCTTAAACTGATGTGATTGTGATGGTAATAAGCTTGTTCGATTTCATTGAGATCGAAGCCTTCATGATCAACATGACACGCTCCAGTTAAAAGAATTTTATCTGCGATTGCTGTGGGCAAAGCTTTGCAAACAGCTGATTTTGCAATGCTAGGCATTGGGTGGCATTCATATTCAAACGTCATTTATGGCATTGTTTTAATTAGTTTTGCAAATTTGGTGTTGGCTGCGGAAAAATCTGCGTCGGCGTCATCAAACAGTTTGACTTGGATTCCAGCGTTTGTGCGGTGCATCACACACACTGTGGCATCGAATTGTTCTAATCCATTTAACGTGTACACGATTCCAAAATATGCTTGGTCTTTATTTATGCGAGCTACCAGAGTTGCAGCTGCAATTATCAGGCGCAAATCTCCGAATTTTGTTAATGGCGCCACAAATACATATTCGCCATTTTTCAATCCCAGATAGCTGAAACTAGCATTATGCCCCATCGATTCAGCAAATTGTTCCAAGTATGGCGCCGCCATTGACACAATTGTGTCTGTGATAGAATTTTCATCGATAATAGATTTTAACTTGATCATGTGTCCTTGCTGCATTTATATATAAATATCCATGCAATAAATTCACCAGGCTTATTAACACCGTGTGCCAACCAGCTAGTCCCGGGGCAACATATAGACATTGCCTCCACCATGGAATCTGTACCTGCGTTGCCAGAGTACTGCCGTTACGTGCGAGATAATGCCCCATTAGCACCGCCATTCGGTGTGGCTTGATCTGATTCACAATCACCGGCCATGTTACTGTGATGCAGAGCATATATATAGTAAACAAATCAATTTGGTAAACACATGGCAAAAGCAAAAGCAGCAACAACACAACAACACGTCGCTAGCGAGATTACCCGTCCTGGGGTTCACAGCAAAACTAAAATGTCGCATAGCAAAAATGCAGACAAATACCGGAAACGGTACCGAGGTCAAGGTCGGTAATCGGTGGGGCTTGGTGCACACGGTAAGGGCCACCTGGGTGGACGTGTTTTCACGTGGGTTACAACGTACTAAATCTTTTTTTAAACTTTTCTTGCATTTTGCTTGACACGTGCACTTTATTAAATAGAATTAGCCCATCTGGGGCTTTTTTACTATATAATATACATTAGTAATATTTATATATAAATTAAGAGTATTAATATGAAAAAATTAAAACAACTACTTGAAGGATATGCATGGGAACGAGTTCCGGGTAAGCCATTGCCTACTTTAAAAGGTGTAACGGCCGCGTATGGTGGCACTAATCAAGTTAATGAAGCGGTTAATACTAATAGAGTTAGCATTCCAATTGGCGGTATTAACGGCAAGTTTCTCGTAATTACTACTAGTGAGAATGATAATACCGTAATATTTAAGCCTGATATGAGCGAGCCATATGATACATTGCAGAATCTCGATCGGGAATATATACAAGATGAATTACATGCGTATTGTGAAAAGAAAACGGGATTGAAATTTACTACAAGCGGTGGCGGTGGTACCCGGCAGTATAGGTTTAAAATCGATATGTATTCGATTGCCGATAAAATTACAAACAGCTAAAGCAATATATTAAAATGATAAATTTATTAGACTTAACAAATCCACGACACCAACTAATAGTTGTTGAAGAAATATCCCGAGCAAAACGTATTATTAAAGAACAATCTATGCGCACCGGTGATACTAACATGTTAGCTGCATTCAAGATTTTAGATTGGATGCAGAACAATAAAAAGCTAGTAGGAAATTTTGTGTATACTACATCAACTGGCAATCAGTCATATTTTCAAATAATGCGTGTTTTAGACCGAGGCAACCCAAGTCAATCATACCTTAAAGGATTAATTGATAAATTGGATACATTGGAAGGTGTTGCTATCGACGATCTAGATTTTTATGACACTGATTCAAAACAAATACCAGGTCGGACTCAGGATTTTCCATTCATTTCTTCTAAAAAATAAAACATGACCCGTATATTTTTTCAGATTACCGTAACGTATAGCGACACATCTACACAAATAATTTTCATCAATGTTAATTTAATTGAATATATCAGTGAAACTACATCAGGTGTGCATATAAAAATGCAAAATGGAAATTCGTGGATTGTTAACGAATCTATATACTCGTTATTAGAACGTTTACAATCGTAATAATCGTATACTTGTTATATTTATAATAAAATAAAAAGAATTAAGTATGACATCTCAGGAAATTTTCGAAGAAATGCAGCAGTTGTGGACAATTGTAGAGGTTAATAATAAACGATTTCAAGATAAAGGCGTAAAGGCTGCTGGGAGTAGAGCGAGAAAAGCTATTAATGAAATTAAAAAATTAGCTGGTAAATACCGAAGTACGTGTTTATCTGAATCAAAGGTGCAGTAATATGAAATTATTGTTTGAAGAAATAGTAAATGAGTTGTTGAATGAACAAGAAACTACTAATCAAGAAGTATTTACTCCACAACAACAAAAATTTCTAGGAAAATTTGCTGAAAAAAATAGTCAATCATTAGGAATATTATATTCTACGTCACCAGAAGGTATAGAAGAATTTATTTTGCGATCTGGAGAAGCGTTGCAGTTAACGCCAGAGACATTTAATTATTTAATTGATGCTGACATAATTAGCATCGAGCAAATAGGCACTAGACGCGATCCAATGTATACAATAAGTTTGAATATTCCAATATCCACTATAGCTGCGTTTGCTGCAACAGGTGATGCTGAAACTGGGGATGCTGAAACTACTCTGTCCGCCGATACATCGACTAGTACAAGTGGTGGCGGAGGTGGCATGACTACTGCTGATTTGGGCAGTGAAACAGAAACACCAGAAACAGAAACACCAGAAGACGCGGTACCCGAGCCAATACCAGACACCGGACCAGAGGAATCGTTTCGTAAAGATGGTGAATTGATTTTAGAATATAAACGATTGAATATATATAAGTACAAAAGCATTTTAGAACAAAGTGCCCGTTCATTAAAACATATTATTCATGAACAATCCAAATCTCCCAAAGTTTATTCTTCCAATAGTCGGGTGTTAAACAGATTACCAGCTGGATACATATATTATTTAGAACGTATTATTGAACTCATGTCAAAGCGTCTACATACCGATTTAGAAAAAGAACATTTAGTGGCAGATCTTCTTGATAATCTAGCGTTCAATTTTGGATTAACGCCGAATCAGATATTAAGAAGTTACGTTTTTTATAAAAATCAAAATAAATTACGAGCTATTTTAAAAAAATAATTTTGTTTATACAATTTTTTTTACTATATTATATGTATAAAAATAAATAGTAAAAACTAAATTTAAATTATGTATTATACAGCAAAAGTACAATTGACACATGAAGTCGACACTCCTAAAGGGGTAACACAAAAAAAATTAACAGAAGTATATCTAGTAAAAGCTTTATCAGTTACTGATGCTGAGGCTAAGGTAGTAAAAGACTTCGGATCTGAAATGATCGAGTTTGAAGTAAAGGCAGTAACATCTAGTAAGATCGTTAAAATTTTAATGTAATGAGTAGATACACGATCGGCCAACCCGTTATAGTAACATCTGAAGATAAACATCAAGTAGGAGTTGTTGTTGAAACATTTATCCATAATAACAGCAGACTGTATGATGTTTTATTTGAATCCCGCGGTGCTATATCAGCAATCAATTCGTCATCATCTCGAAAAACGTATATTAATCGAGAGTTAACAAAAAAATTGTGTGATACAGGCATAATTACGCCTACTGTAGACTACGATTTTTTGTTTGAAAATGAAATGTTACCTATCACTCGTTGTTAAAGACTATTCACAACGAATAACTTACAAATATATAAACTTATATACAAATTTAAAACTATAATATTATGAGTAGTATTAATAACTCAGCCGCCGTTTCAGATAAATTCAGGTTAAAATATGGAAATACCTGGGCCGATATGGACTTTATCACCGAAAAATTAAATTTTCGTGTTTTTAAGATGCAACCAATGGATTATAATGTTGGTACCTTATACATAGCAAATCAAAAAATAAAATTTGAGTTTAAAGATTTATTTAGATATGAAACTGAAATTAATAACATGTTGCCAATTATATATTCGTCGAAAACTGAAAATACATTTTTGATTGATATTAAAGGTCAAGAATTTCAATTACAAAAACATGAAGTTAGTCGGTTATACGAAACAATCCGGGATGCAAAAATTACCATTTACAGTAAGTATGAATTAGGAATTTAATTCATATTTATTAATATATAGTAATGGAGAAACGATATAAATATTTTTCAATACATGATCCTGCTAAAGAAACAATTGGCTTATTCAGTGCGACTACGATCGAGCTGGCATGGTACAATCTTAGTTTGATTAAAAAATTAGATATCAAAGATCTTCGTAAATTATATGTTATTGTTGAACTAATATAAGGATTGCAATGAAATCTGTATTAAATGACATTTATATAAGTAGTTACGAATATAATTATATAGTTGATTTAACTAGCAAAGAAAAATTTTTGTATCTAATAGGTAGAATTGAAACAGAAACTAGGCGCAATCACGAAATCAATTTAACTGAGTTTTTCAATGAAATCGCCATGGAGCTCCCTGATGAAAGTCATCTAGATGAGTTTGATGAATTGCAATTTGGGGAGCTAAATGGTAACCAGGTTGATGTGATGTTAGATAATGAACATATATTGATTGAATCTAATAGTCTTAAAAACATCAAAATTACTACGAAAAATTTTTTCGAATTAGGATATATACTACAACGAGATCGTGGTACTGAAAAACTGTTTATAAAAAACAAAATAACTAGATTTCTGCGTGTTTATAAAATTACTGGTAATATAACACCACATAGTTTAAGCTAAATCATATGGCAAAACAAAAAAACAGTGCCCCACCTAGTTACATACAACAAATCTTTACTAAAGCACAATATAATATTGGTGATGCGGTATGTTTTTCTTGGTTAGGTGGGCGGCAATATGGTATAATCGTAAATATAAAAACTGTTAGCAATGAGGAAATTAGTTACACTGTATCATCGTATGGTACAAAGTATCCGTGTGGCATTGAAGTTAAAGAACACAGAAACCGATATCACAACGCCGGTTTCATACACTACAATAGTGGAGAGGATCAAGATGTTATCTCCAGCCGATCAGCAGAAGCAAATTCAGTTGTGGTTAAAAACGGAAAACGGCAAAACGCACATTCAATTGTTAAAGAATCAGCAAATGGAACAGCTTTACGTGAATCTGATAACCCAGTACCAGGCCTGCACACAGGATCCAACCCACCTACCATCACGAATAGTAATCAGCCTAGCTCTAAATCAGCTAATAAAACTAGAAACCCAAGAAGTAAACCCAAACTAGACTCGGCTATTCAGAAGCAAAGAGACTTTTTAAATGCTTTCATAAAAAAAGATTGATATTTGGTTGGATTAATGATTTTTTATTCTTATATTTAGTATATAGAAATTAAAGAGTTAAACAATTAAACAATTAAAGCCATGAAAAAGATCGTATTAGTATTCGCAGTTTTAGTAAGTAGTTTTGGGTTTGGTCAGAGTGCCGGTGACAGAATTGCAAATGATGTTGGAAATTATATGGCTAACTCCCCAACTTTTTATAGAGGAGAGGCTAAATTTGATGATATGCGAGGGATACTCGAAACTATATTAACTAATCCGCAATTAGCAAAAAAAATGATTATGCAGATTGATCCGGCTATTTTAGATGTGTTAGTATGGGGACAATCGTATTCGCAAGAACCAGCCGAGCAACACAAAACACTTCCTCGTTTTGGAGATGTGATAGATGCTTTACCTGCTATTATGGCTGGTCGTTTAAGCAGTGATTATACAGTAATATATGTGTGTAATTGTGATGATGCTTGGAAACTTGAAGAAATTTACATAATGCACAAAGACAATTCAGAAAGAGCTGATTTCGAAATACAGTTTTGTTACGGTAACGGCACAGATCGATTAGTGAGTGTAATAGTAGAGGAACGATTCGGAGTTTTAACTAAAACCATGTTAAGTAAATACCAAAATTAAGAAAAATTATAGGTCAGTAAAAATGGGTATGTTACGGCATACCCATTACTACATTTATATTGTTATGCACTAAGTAATTTTTCGGTAGCAAGTTTCCACTTAGCATAGTAGGACGTAGGGTCTGCCGAAGGTACTAACTGTTCAGCACCCGTTATACCCAAATTCGCCGATGCTTTTAACACCGCTGCAATTTGTTTCTCAACTGCCCGGAATGTGCTTACTTTTTGCGTTGTTCCTGGCTTCGTTTCTCTTACTATGTCGTTAGCAAATTTAGCTAAATCGTTTCCATCATATGCAATAAACTTAACCGACTCGCCACCTACCATACCACTCGGAGTTTCGGTCGCACTAGCAGCCGGATTTTTCGGGCTAGCGCTAAATAAAATAGCTCCTGGCTTGATTGCATTTACCGCCGCGGTTACTTTATCATTTACCGTTCCAATTGTACCAACAGCTAAATATAAGTTGGTAAAACCTGGTAGTTGGATAACACGCGTGCGGCCTCTTTCGGCTCCATACGCCCCAATCGCCGGATTAAGTGTAGTTGCAAATATCACCGTTTTGGCGTCTTTTGGGGCTAACGTAAACGGACTTGCTGTATCAGTAAAAAATCCTTCAATTTGCGTTGGATTTTTATATGGCAACGTAGTTACCTGTTCAATCAATTTACGGATTGCTGCTGCTTCTTCGGCTGCAATATTTTTTGATCGGAATCTTAACATGTTTTCTGCCAAGATGTTTTTTCTGTTTATCATATTATTAAAATCTTTTAATTTTTATATATAAATATAAGATCTATAAAAAACAGGTATGTTAATTGTTCTCATCTGTTTTATATTAAACATGTTGTTTTTTATAAAAGTTTTAATTTATACTACAAATGTACTAACTGTTTTCTGTTTTGTCAAGTTTTTTTGCAACTTTTTTTAAAATACTGGTGCAACTGTTTGTAACGCAGATTTTAAAATGTTATATTGGTTAGCTGGAATTTTATATATTTCCATTGTTTCGAGACCATAATTGTCAGTTTTAAAGTTACCTAACCCAGCTTTATTTAACAGTTGTACTATTTGTTGAATATCACCAGTTACGGTTAAATTATAAGAACCATCTTTTTCAATCAATAATCCCATACCAGTTTTAGCACCTTTAGTTTTGTGTGAACCCCAATTTAGTGTTTCATTATAGTTACCGGTATAATCTGTGAAAGATAATACTTTACCATTTGTTTTTTGACATAAACTCTTCAATACTAACCATTCTTTATTTGCAAATGGTGATTTTTGTGGCGATATATCAGTTTTTGCCGATTGTTCAGCCAAACCTTGTATTTTTTCTACTGCAGACTCCGTTAAATTTTTAATTCGAAATCTAAGCATATTTTCTGCCAAAATATTTTTCATATTATTAAAATCGTTTAATTTTTATATATAAATATCTGATAATAAAAAAAACTATATATTTGGATTATGCAATAATATTTCATATATTCAAGAAAAATAAATACTATGATTAGATTTGGATATGCATGCAATAACATGACATTAGGTGTTCAAGGTATCCGTACCGGTCGCACCATGATTGACCGTAAATTCAAGGCCGGTGGTATGCCGTTAGCCTCACAGATATCTTTGCAGAACGCCAAAGACTTGCTTCCTATTCTAAAATGGAACGAACGACATGACATTCGGTTGTTTCGTATAGGTAGTGAACTGTTTCCTCGCTGGAATCATTATGAGATCAAGGATTTACCTGACTATGATGAAATTTGTCAAGTATTACAAGAAGCTGGTGATTTTGCTCGAGCGCATGGACATCGTGTTACTACACATCCTGGTCCGTTCCATATACTAGGTAGCCCTAATGAAGAAATAGTTGCAAACAGCATTATAGGATTAGAACGACATTCTGAAATGTTTGATATGCTTGGTTATGCTCCTAGTTTTGAAAACAAGATCAATATTCATATTGGTGCCACATATGGTGATAAAACATCTACGATTGCTAGATGGATTAAAAATTATTACGTTTTATCGGAGGCATGCAGATCTAGACTTGTTATTGAAAATGATGATAAGGCTTCCATGTATTCTGTGCGAGACTTATATGAGACGGTGCACAGTGTTACCGATATTCCTATTACGTTTGACTATTGGCATCATACATTTAATACTGGTGATTTATCCGAACAAGAAGCATTCTTCATGGCGCGTAGCACTTGGCAGAAACATGGTGTTACTCAATGCACTCATTACTCAGAATCCCGTCGACATGAATATCAACGTCTTATCGAAGGCATTTGTGAACGCAATGGTATTGCATTGTATGATTTGCCAAAATGGCCTAGTTTTGCGAAACAATACAAGGAATTCAGCAAGATCAAAGAGCAAGCCCATGCAGATTACATTACTTGTTTACCTGACACATATGGTGTTGTAGATTTGGATGTTGTTGTTGAAGCTAAGGCTAAAGAATTGGCTATATTAAACGTCGGATTTGATCAATGGGCTAATAAAAATCACGCCACGATTTTACAAGATTGATATTTATATATAATAATAATAATTAAAATAGGTTTATAATGGCATTTTATCGTTACAAAACAACAGTTACAGACAGTCTCGAAGAGGCATATGATATCGTAAAAAACGTAGGTCGTATGTTGCAAGAAGGAAAAATTGACAAAGAGTCAACATTGAGCAATTTAGCTAAAGCGTTAAAAAAAATCGAAACAGCTAAGTATTATGTTGATCGCGAATAATTAAAAAAAGGATAAATTATGTTAAATGTAATTAATGCACCATGGTTTCGGTCTGCAGTACTAGGCGTAGTTGGAGTAGCTTTAATCATTAAAGGCGCCCCGTTTTATGCTGGTATCGCATGCGGCATCGGATTTCGTGAATTGTTATTGCAATTTAAAGTAGATTAGTCTAATCCAGCATGACGCGAACATTTCCATACATGGTGTTGTTAACTTCGTTATCATTAGCTGCTACCGCCGCATATTATAGTGTGTTTGGACTAAGTAAATTGTTTTCGGCACAAGCGTATGCCGTGATTATTATGGCATCGATACTAGAATCGGCGAAATTAATCACGGCATCGTATTTGCATAGATTTTGGAAACAAATTAGTGTGTTAATGAAAATATATCTAACATCAGCAGTAGTTGTGTTGATGCTGATAACGTCGTTAGGCATATATGGATTCCTAGTATCAGCATATCAAGAAACTGCATATGAGCTCGAAAATGTACAACAAGAAGTTGGTATATTACAATTAAAGCAAGATCGTTTCAGGGAACAACTAACTGATATACAAGATGAAAATGCATCACTAAATAAAAATATTTCAGAATTAACTATTGGGCTGTCTAACAACGTTATACAATATACTAATGGCGACGGTCAACTTATTACGACTACTAGTTCGTCTACTAGAACAGCATTGCAAGAACAACTACAAGAATCGAAGACTAGGCGGGATATACTTGCTATCAAGGAAATTGCACTAATGGATTCAGTTAGTTCTATTGATATTAAAATGTTAAAATTACAAACCGAATCTGATGCAGCTGCAGAGATCGGCCCATTAAAATATGTTGCAAAACAATCCGACCGAGATACAGACAGTGTAGTTAATTGGTTTATATTATTGTTTATATTTGTTTTTGATCCATTGGCTATCGTGTTGCTTGTTGGGGCAACCCATGCATTTAAAAATTCAAGACCTAACCACAATACAGATGTTGAAATAAAGCAAGACCTTAAATTGGATACAATAACAGACCAGATATCCGAACAGGTAACGCAGAAAAAAATAAATATTGAACAAGTACCTAACCAAAATGATATCGAGCGTAAGACCGCCGTTAAAAATGAAATTGAGGTACCAGCCCACATACCCAATAAAAAACGAAAAATCCTAAAATCAGAATAATATGAAAACGTTAACGAAATCAACGCATAGTAAACTACAATGTAAATATTGTGAAACATGGGTTGAAAAATCATATGTAACATCCGTTTCAATTGTATGTTCTAGTTGTGTTAGCAAATTAGTAGATGGCAAACATTTGGAATTACGAAAATAATTTATTATTTTAATATTAAAATAGTTATAAATGTTAATAGCAGAGAAAATTAAATCAAACTGGGAAGAATACAGAAATAGAGTAAATACTTTATTTGATTCTAGATCGGCGCAGTTAAATCAAATGTATGATGAATTTGAAGACCGCCTAGTATTAATGCCAGCATCCTCGATGGCGCATTTTCATAACGCATTTGCCGGTGGCTATATAGACCATGTACTTCGAGTAATGGATTGTACTAAAATGTTGTATGATACATGGCAAATGGCCGGTGCTGATATGTCAGGTTATACTGAAGAAGAATTAATGTTTGCTGCAATGCATCATGATTTGGGTAAGGTAGGATTTCCAGGTGATGGTAATGAAGTGTATCAGGTAGAAACTTCGGATTGGCATCGAAAGAATATGGGAAGGGTGTACAAACACAATGAAAACATTCCTTTTACTATGGTACCAGATCTTTCTATATGGTTATTGCAAAATTATAAAATAGAAATGTCTTGGAACGAATACCAATCTATTAAAATCCACGATGGTATGTATGATGATTCAAATAAACCATATTTTGTAGCAAGATCAGAAAAGGCTAAATTAAAAACAAACATGGCGATTATTTTGCATCACGGCGATCATATGGCGGCTCAGATAGAATATGAGTGTTGGCGAAACCACAAAGCAGGGACACCTAATCCTGTTACAGTGAAGGGTAAATTAACTAAAACAAATGGATTAAAAAACTTAGCAGAAAATAACCCAGGTATCGAAAAATCAATTAACGATATATTTGCATCATTTAACGAAGAATAGATCACGACCATGTTAATAACTTTTATAACAATTAGCACAGTATTATTAATTGGCTGTATATATTTTATGGGCCGGGCATATATACTAGCCGGGGCAGTAACCGATTTACTAGATTATTATGACGACGCCATTGAACAAAACAAATTTATGTATCGGCAAATTAAAAGTTCATATGATCATATGAAACAAATCGATCGGCTTGGGGCATTTGAAAAAGATGATGAAGCTGGTACTACATTTAATTTATTAAAAGAAACTTTAGAAAATTTAAAAGAAATATATGATGGGTCGGAAGAAGAAAACCAGTAATCGATATTGGACAAAAATTACAGAATGTGCAATACAAGCATATAATCAACTAGACGAGTCTCCGGTAAAACGAGAAAAGATATACCGACGATTCTTGTTCACCCCATTAATGAAAATGGCTGAAAATCGTATAAATCAAATGAAGCCAGATTATATCGATAAAACGTTTATTGATTTACAGACAGATCTTGTTACATATCTAACTGAACGGCTGCCTAAAATAAAAACAGCTAAAGGAAAAGGGTTTTCATATTTTACTAGAACTTCATGGAATTATTTAATTGCTGAAAATTCTGCAGAATATAAAAAACTAAAAAGAAAAACAACTGAATTTGATTTGGATGAAGATCGCAACATAATGTCAGAAATCCACAATTTTGAAATGCAAGATAACATTAAACAATTCATGGATACATATATAAAATATTGTTATAACAATTTAAATTATATATTTTCTAATTCAATTGATATACATGTAGCTGATTGTATTTTACATTTTTTCGAAGATCGTATCAATATCGAAGAATACAATAAAAAATCATTGTATATATTAATTCGAGAACGAGCTGGCCTAGATCCGTCTAAAACAAATAATTTAACGCGTGTTATGAAAGTGTTAAAACGTATATATGAAGAAAAATTCGAAGAGTATAAAGAAAGCGAATTTGTAAAATTGCCTTTTTAATATTTATTAATAAAGGTTTTTGGCATGGATAAAGATGACAATATATTTAAAAGTACTACATTTTCGGATATAATGTCCGATATATATCATAATTCTAAAAAGAAAGATCGTCAGATATCTAAACTTATAGAACAATTACAGCCATTAATTCGCAATTCATCAGATGCTACGATTATTGTGCCTTTGATCAAAGAATATATGGATGTATCAGTTAAAAACGATGATCATTTAATTAAATTAGCTGCGATAATTCAGAGATATATATCTACAAAACAAACAATTGCGGGTGTTGATAGTTTTATGTCAGATGAAGAAAAGAAACAATTGTTAGCCATCGCCGAAGAAACTTATGAAAATGAATTAAGCGATGAACTAAAACAGATCCAACAAGAAGAATATGATCTTAACAAGACAATTGCAGCAGCGAAGGACAAGCTAAATGATAACCGAAGTTAAGTTAGCAGAAGTAATAGATATTAATACCGATACTAACATTATCGTTGTTAGAACTATTTCAGATAACATCCCGCGCACATATGATTCAGTACGTCCTATAGATTTAAATCTGCTTAAAGTTCCAGTAATAGGTGAACATGTTACTATAATTAAAGGATTACGACAAGAATCGAATTTAGATGTACGTAGGTATGATTGGTATTATGCAACAACGTATTCTATTCAATCAAACATAAATAATAATCTACTGCCGGGCGTAACAGCTATGGCAAATGTACCAGTAACATTTAATGATACTCAAGTAGATAGTTTGCAGTTGTATAGTGGAGATATTGCGTATCAAGGCCGATGGGGCAACACAATTCGATTGGGTAGTAGCGTAAATGAATCTGTATATACATTTCGACAAAATTGGACTAGCAACCAAAGAAATAGTCCTATAATAATTATATCAAATAATAATGCTAATACTAAAGTAGAATCTGTCGATGCTGCTAATTCGTGTATTTGGTTAACTAGCGATCAAAAACTTAGTAATTTTACTACTAATCATAAAATTCAAAGAACAAATACATTTAACTCCCAATTAATTGGCTCCGCAGACCGAGTCGTGTTAAAGGCAAAAACAGATGTAGTTGCATTAGATAGTAATGTAGCTATTGAAATAAATGCACCACGAATTCAATTTGGTGTAGATGCCGACAAAGAACCAACTTTACATAGCACAAGTATACTTAAAGCTTTAGATGACATTATTGGGATATTAAAAGCCGGGACGGTTGCAGGTGGACCTTTGATTCAAGCAAATAAATTATTAGCTGTGGAAAGAACATTGGAACAAGCTGCTAATTTAAGTATATGGCAAGATAAATATAAACAACAGGAATTATAATATATGGCCGTAATACCAGCACCACCATTCAA